GCGAAGCCCACGGGTGAGGCCAGTGGCCACCACCAGAAGTTCGACTAAGAGAGCCGCCCCAGATCTTACTGGCGACAACTTCGATGCTGGGGCTATCCGCCATTCGGACTCCATTCCTCAGGTCGCTGGTCAGGATTCGAAGTACACGTCTGTGGAGAGTAACAACTTCGATGACCCTGAGACTGGCTCGCATATGATCACATACTCTGCAAGAGGGAATTGATAAACCATGGCACGAGACAACAACGGCAAGTACGAGGCCGAGGGTAATCCTCTCGTGCCCATGGAGCCCGAGTGGGGTAACCCGGATATGGGTCCTGCAAAGCTCCAGGATAAGCTTAACGGCTTCTATGTGGACAAGACCCACACCACTGACTGGCGATCCAATTCTGACGCTAGTGATGCCAATCGTAGTATCCCGAAGGGATACGTCCAGGTTGCAAACCAGTATGACCCATACTGCAACTATCTTGGCTATGAAGGTGGCAACACCACGCTAATTGGTTGGGATGAGTATAAGATCGCAGAGTCTACTGTTCAGGCTGTGCCGATTGCTTATGCTGAAGACTGCCAGACCATTGATGGACAGAATGGCAAGGAGAGGATCTGATGCCCCGTCGTAAGAAGGGTGTCAACTGCTCGTCTGGTTGTCTCACCAAGGATCACTATACCTTTGGTGAATGCCTGAACTCCAAGAGTGTCGGTGCTATCGGTTATAAGATCAGTAAAGGTCGTGACGATCTTAACCGATCTGATCGGGAACTGAGTGCTTTCCGAGACGCAGTAAACCAGGGTGTCATGCCTGATGGCACTACGAAGCAGAAGGTCGAAGACGCCATGATCCTATCCAATGAGGTTGGCGCCGCCTATGGCAACGACTTCAATGTGGCCACTCCGATGGGAGATATCTGATGCCTACTCCTAACAACCCGCAGTCTCTACAGGGGCAAGGCCCCTTCGTTACCCTGTCCAACGCCACGACTGGTGCCACTGGGGTTGACTTTGGTGAACCGGTCAGTACGGTAGAGTTTGAGATTCTTGCTTCGGCTGGTGTGTCCGCAGGTGCTATCACCTTGGAGATTTCCGAAGATAATGTGAACTGGTTTGCACCTGCCACAGCGAGTATCGTCTCACTGAGCGCAGTTACAGCTGCCAACCCGTACACTCTGGTCGCCAGTACTAACGCACTCTTTGGTATTGGCCCTACTGGTATCGCTGTTCGTTACGCACGAGCCCGTATCTCGACCACTGTTGTGGGCGGTACCGTCTCCACTATCATCTCGGGGTACTGAGTTATGTCTCTCAATCAGGTCACCTTCCTTGACTTGCAGAACAGAGTCAAGCAACTTCTATATGGTATTACTTGGGATCAGGAACAGTACACCTACCTGACCAACAGTATCGGCACGACCGATCTCACGTTCTCTGTGAACGATGCTTCTCAGATCAGCCGTGGCCTGATTGAGATTGACTCTGAACTAATGAACGTGCAGGCGTTCAACAACACAACCAACACAATCACTATCTTTCCGTTTGGTCGAGGGTTTTATGGCTCAACGGCAGCCACTCATGCAGCCAATGCCTCGGTTATTAACAACTCCAAGTTCCCGAAGATCCGGGTGCAGGAGTCAATCAATGACATCATCAATGAGGTCTACCCGACCTTGTTCGCTATATCCACTTCGGAGTTTCCGAAGAACGCAGTGCAGTACAACTACCCGTTGCCCTCCACTGTGGACGATGTTTTGCAGGTGAACTACCAGGTGATTGGCCCATCTCTGACGTGGCCATCTATGCGCCGTTGGCGCTTTGATCCCAATGCTTCGCCTGGTACGTTTGGCTCTGGCAAGAGCATAAACCTCCAGGAAGAGGTTACTCCTGGGCGTCTGATTCGTGTGACTTGTGTGTCGCAGCCGACCCCACTAGTCAATGATACTGATGGATTTGCTGCTGTGTCTGGCCTTCCTGAAACTGCCAAAGACGCTATCGTGTATGGTGCTGCTGCTAAGCTGATGGTTGCTTACGATGCGGCCCGACTTCAGATGGACAGTGTGGAAGCAGCCGAAAGGTCTGCATTGACTCAGCCTACCAGTGCTTCAAACACGAGCAAGTACTTCATGGCCATCTATCAGGAGCGCCTGGACCTAGAGGGTAAGAAGCTTCGTGACCGTTACCCGACCTACGGGACTCAGATCTCCTAAGGAGTGATCATGGCTGGTCCTGGACAGGCCCGGTTCTACAGCAGCACATTCGTTCAGACTTCTCTGGCATCTGGCATTTCCTCAGGTGCAACCTCGTTCAACGTGCTCTCCACTACGGGAGCGCCCGGTACTCCATTCATTGTGTCGGTTGACCAGAACACCTCATCTGAAGAGCTCATGCTCGTTCAGAATGTATCTGGTCTTTCGTACGCCACGGTCACTCGTGGTGTTGGCGGAACGTCTGCCGTGTCTCACAACAACGGCGCCCCCGTGGTCCACGTCATGTACGCGCAGGATCTGACTGACGCCTCAGCTCACATAGGTGCCTACGACGCCGTACACGGCCTCTCTAGCGGCTCGCTAGTGGTGGGTACTACCGATGCTCAGACCCTCACGAACAAGACGCTCACAAGCCCTGTAATCAACTCGCCAACGATCAGTTCTCCTACGATTACAGGTACTGTCAGCATCAGTACAATGACCGCTTCTGGTCTAATCACGGCTTCAGACTTTAAGGCAACTGGCCTAACTGGTGCTGTGGCAGCTTCACGGTATGTGGGTGCCACTTCAGGTGGAGCTCCTGGTTCAGGCACCTTCGCCCAGGGTGACTACGTGGTTGACAACACCAATGGTTTGATCCTTGTCTGTACTACTGCAGGTAGCCCTGGAACGTGGGCAGCTCTTGTTAACCTTGCTACCGCTCAGACACTCAGTAATAAGACTCTGGCTTCGCCAGTCCTTACAGGCGCAGCAACTGGTTCAGCCACGCTGACTCTTTCTGCTGCCATGCAGGGCACACAGTTTATCGCAGTGCCTGGTACTATTGCAGGCAACCTGGCAGGTGTGTCTATCATAGGTGGAACTACAGGAGGAGCACCTAACTCTGGTTCTTGGCAGGCAGGAAACTATGCTGTTGACTATGTGACTCCTGCCCTGTGGGTCTGTACCACATCTGGTTCCCCTGGAACCTGGCAACCTGCTGGTCTTGGCAACATACTTGCTTCTCCAATTAACACTGGTTCGGCTGGTACTGCGACGGTTGGCACCACTGACACGATGGACACAGTGCTTGGCACCTACCAGTTTACAGCAGTTACGGGTCGACGGTATCGTGTCGTGATGGCGAACTTGTTTGGCAATGGAAGTGTCGCAGGCGATGTGTTTGCCGTACGTATTCGTGACTCTGGAAGTGCATCAACTCCCACTACTGCAAGCCCTGCTGTGGTGGACAACGCTTGGACTCCCATGGCCGCAGGTACTACTGGTCGTTCTGCGATTCCTATGGTTGAGACTTTTGTGGCCTCTAGTTCTGGCACTCACACCCTTGCGTTCTTTGCCCAGCGATCCACAGGTACTGGTGTATTCACCCCCGTTTCTCCTGCCACCTTTGGTGGGACGATGACTGGAGTGCGAAAGCTGTGGGTTGAAGACGACGGCAACGTGTAAGGATATCTTATGGCCAACATTCCTGGACCGCTTATTGTAAACCCGCTATCTGGCGGGGCATTCAACGGACCTCCTCGCCTTGGAGGCGAGACTAGTTCGGCCACATCTTCCTTTGTCAAGTCGACTGTGGCATATGACTACGCCCTGGCAGGAATTCCTTTCCTGTCAGGCGTGTCGAACCGTAACAGTTACTTCCGTCGTCGGTATACTCGTGATCTTCAACAGATCACCAAGGCCCAGTTTGATAATGGGCAGTTTGTTGGAGAGCAGTCATTCACTGGTTGGTGGCTCCGTAGTGGTATGTCGTTCCATGGTGGTGCTGGTATCTTGTACAGTGACACTGGTATTGACACTTCTTTGGCTGTCCGGTTCTATGATAGCTATGGGGTAAATCCTTGGACGATCAATCAGCTAACACTGTTGAACACTACCAATCAGGCCTTGTCTAGTACCAACGCCAACATCAAGATTCGTGGCATCAACGTGACAGGAACTGACTACATTCTATGCGCTGATGGGGCAACCCTACGAAGGTTGACAGGTACTGGCACTAGCCTGACGTACACAGTCACAGGTATGACTGGTACGATCTCGTCTATCACAGATGATGGTACTAACTACTATGTGGCCACCACGAGTGGTGTGTATTCTGGCCCATTGACTAACTCAGCGGCTGGAACTTTGTACTATACCACCAATGGGTCTTCTAATGTGACTCTTGCCTATGTAAAGGGCAGACTTGTGACCACACAGGATAACAGTGCATTCATTGGTGTGGCTAGTGGTACCACCTTAAGTTCTGGAACGGCGACCTTTAGCCACACAAACCCTGCATGGGTTTGGAACAGCATTGATGATGGCCCGCAGGGTATATACTTTGCTGGGTTTGCTGGAGCTCTAAGTCAGATCTGGATCTCGCAGCTCACCTTGGTGAGCAATGTTCCTACATTCATTGCAGGTTCTGTTGCTGCCGAAATGCCTCGTGGTGAGATCATTAATCAGATATACGGATATCTTCAAACCTTTGTTGGTATTGCAACAAACAAGGGATTCCGTGTCGGTGAGTACACTTCCAATGGATTGACTTACGATCAACTGTTGTGGAGTACGGATCCTAATCTTCCTGGACCCAGTAATGGAATTGCTGCGTTTGATAGGTTCTTGTTTACTGGTACCAATAACAACATCAATGGGCAGTCTGGTTTGGTTCGTGTGGATCTCGGTACTACCACAACAGGTACCTCTGAGAACTCCAGCTTTGCTTACGCCAAAGACATCTCTGCTCATATCACAGGAACTGTGACCTCAGCAGCAAGTCTTGGTAACTCACAACTCATGGCTGTGGCTGTGGCCAGTGAGGGTGTGTATGTGCAGGATCCTGTGGTACTTGAAACCACTGGTGCTATGACCACCTCTCGCATTCGATACAATACGACAGAGCCAAAACTGTTCAAGTTCCTGTCCATCCGCTGTCCTGCGGCATATGCTGGACAAATCGGTATTGCTGTTACTGACCCAACCGGTGCCACCAATACTATTACGACAGTGAATCAGAACACATTCTCACTGAGCAATATCGGATTGCGATATCCATTGACTGCACAGGAATGGATATCTCTAACTTTCACCCTTCAACAGGGAACGACCACCACCGGTCCCACACTGAATACCTGGCAGGTAAAGGGTTATCCCGGCACCACCAGACAGAGGCTCATTACTGTGCCTCTTCTATTGTTTGATGACGTGAAGGATAAGTTTGGCCAAAGGATTGGCCAACGAGATAGTTCTTGGACTGTGCTTCAACAGTTTGAGGCATTCGCCACAGCTGGTGATGTGGTCCTATTCCAGGACCTAAACACTGGAGAGAATCTCCTCGTTATCATCAATGACTATGAACTGGAAATGCTATCTCCGCCACAGCCTCAAGGTGAAGGTATTGGCGGATACCTGACAGTATCATTGCTAACTATTCCGTAACGGGGACCTCATGGATTCAAACACTCTATCCAACTTCTTTCTGTTTGGGTTGGGTATCATCACGACTGTAGTTACTGCTCTCCTCACTATGTGGGTGAGCAAGAACTCAGCGAAGCTAGTACGTGGTCGCTCCATCAAGGAAGTGGTGGATAGTGCCAACGCCATCATTGAGATGTATGAGAAACACGTTGGTGCATTGGAAACCAAGGTGGGAGATCTGGAAGATAAGATCACTGGCCTACAGAACAAGCTGGATGAGACGCTGAAGCACAATGAAGCTCTCCAGAAGTTGCTCATGTTGAGCCCCGCCATGCAGCTAACTGTCACTGCGGAGTCTGGAAAGTGAGTAGGTTTCGTTCTGAGTCTAGGTTTATGGATCCTCATGATCCTGCCAAAAGTCAGGCACGACCTATCGTGCCATTCTATGTTACCAACAATACTGTAGCTGAGTCTCTTGACGAAGCTAAGGGTCATGGGTTCAACTTCACCCTAGATCATGAAGACAGTCTGTTGGGCCATCCGTCCATATCCCGTATCGGGGCCTATCGCCGAGGCTTCCGGCGAAGCGGGCCAGAAATCGGCGAAGGAAAGAATGTGAACGGATGAGTGACGCCATCTTCTTCCCGGATGTGTCAGACTACCAGCGAGGGCTGGTTATCCAGCCCAACACTGTCTTTGTCTGGGCGAAGGCCACTGAGGGCACCACTGTAGTTGACACCGCCTACCAGAATTTCAAGACTCAAGCTGCCAGTGTAGGTGCCAAGTTCGGTGCATACCATGTGCTGCATGCTGGTAATGGTTCAGCTCAGGCAGACCATGCATTCGCTGTTGTGGGGTCTGGTGTTCCTCTGTTCGTGGATGTGGAGCAGGTTGGCACCAGCTACCCCACCACAGTCGACGTGGAAGCTTTCACAGCCCGCTACAGGGCCTTGGGAGGCATCTGTGAGGTCATGTACTACCCCAAGTGGTACTGGACCAACCAGGGCTCTCCTAGCCTGTCTGTGACAGGACTCAAGCTCATTGCTTCTGGCTACGCTGGCTACTCTGACACTGCTGCTAACTGGGATGCCTACGGAGGGGTTACTCCTTTCCAGTGGCAGTTCTCAGACAACTTCGCCTATGGCGGAATGTTGATTGACTTCAACGCGTACAAGGGTACGCTGGCTGAGTACCTCGTGGCCATTGGTGCTACCAGTTCTGCCCCCACCAATCCAACTCCTGTAGAGGATGATGACATGACCGCAGCTTCCAACGCTCAGGGTGTCGCTGGACTGTCATGGTCCACTGGCACTAAGCACGCACTTCAGCTTGTGGCTGATGGCGCCCTAGGGGCGCTTCCCACTGTCCGTGCTGTCTTCGTGTACGACAATGCAGGCGCAGAGGTTGTCAGCCTGTCTACGTGGGTTAACGGCCGTCTCCTGCTTGACCCGATCCCCAACTACCTAGATGCAAGTGGTGTCATTCTGGAAGCCCAAGGTGGAGACACCACTCCCTACTTCGCCTTCGCTTCCTGAGGATACCATGCTAAGGCGGTTCGCTCGTTGGTTTGCTTCCGCCTCTGGCGTTTGGCAGACTGCTCTCATCGTGTTGGTCTGGTATGTGGCTGAGGCTACTGGATTCATCCATGATGACCAGCACTTCCAGATGATGGTGTGGCTGACCATCTTCTCTGCTGTTACTCAGAACGTTCTCGCCTATGCCAATCGACAGGATACGGAACAGGGCGACAAGATACTCGCCGAGATACAGGCTATCGCCTCTCGGATCGAGGAGAAAGAAGACCAGGAACTTGCAGCCCTGGCCCAACAGAATACCCCTTCGAAGGAGAACTGATGTCCGGCCTTGACGACACGAACCTCACGACCACGAGTACACTGACTGCGGCCTACACGGTCACGGCCAACGACTACGTGATCTTCTATGACCCCACCAACGCGTATGTGCTTACTCTGCCTGCGGCCTCGGCCGCACTTAAGGGTCGCAACTATACCTTCGTTCAGGTGGTCAGCAATGCTGGCCAGGCGACGCTGAAGACTGCTGGTGGCACGATCAATGGTACCGCTGGTGGTACTGGCATTGCCATTACCGCGAGCAAGATTGGCCAGTTCGACGTCTTCTGTGATGGTACGAACTGGTGGGGTGGTAACTCCACCGCTGGTCTGCTCTGATTCCCATCTAGCACAAGACACAAAGAAGCCCCTCTCGTCAATGACGAGAGGGGCTATTCTTGTTTCTACTTCTTCTTGTTGTCGTCCGGCTTGGGTGCCGGACGCGGAGGAATCACACGAGGCAGCTCCACCGTGTCAATGTTGTCCGGGCTATCCTTCTTGTGCTTCGGATCGTACTTGTCCTTACTCATCGTACAGACCTCCCCAAGGGCCATTCTTCAACGGCTTGTCGTAGTAATCGGGTGCAGGGTTTTGCGCAACCTTCTCAGTTGCCTTGTCATACGGGGTTTTATTCGGCTCATAGGTGGGCAACTTAGCCACCTCAGCAGGGTCGATCTTGTCCTCGTCCTTATCCTTACGGTTCTTACCCATCATTTTCCCTTCTTGGTCGCCTTGTGCTCGGGCTGGTGACGAACATATTCATGGTCAAGGCGATCCCTCAGCCACTCCAAAGGAGTCTGGATCTTCGATTCATTATCCTTGGGCTTATCCTTCGCCATGGCGCTCCTTCACGTAGTCATCCATCGATATGCCTGCACCAGACCAGAAATCCGGGAAGATCTCTATGTCCGTTGGGGTTGGAATACCGTTGTATCCAGCCTCCATGATAGAGCGAACATCTGACACAACCTGCGTAAGTTCCGTCACAGGTACATCCAACAGGATTTCGTCGTGGAAAGTCATCACCAGGTAATCGTCGTACAGGTCTGAGATCTTGATCAGACGTTCCATCAGAACGTCCCGAGCCGTTCCTTGACAGGCACTGTTGATCGCCTTGTATCTGCGGTCGTCGTCCTGTGGGACGTAGCGTCCAGACTCCAGCGTTACAATCGGCAATGTCTGCAAGTACTTGCTGTACTCTTCGATCGCGGGTGCTGCTGTCTTCCACTGCCCTCTCACCTCCGTCACAGCCTTGTCTGTGACATCAGCCCAACCGTCAAGGTATTTGGCCTGCTTCACTAGAGTGGGCACACCAGCTGCATACAGTGTACCCAGAATGACTCGCTTAATCTTCTTACGCTGAGCTGGTGTGTAGTTTGGGCCGAACACGATGAGAGCGGCTGAGCTGTACACGTCGTACCCGTTGAGCAAGTCGGGAATGAGATTGCGCTCCTCCGCCAATCCAACAGCAACACGTGGTTCGATCTGGCCGAGGTCGGCCGACACGAGTACATGGCCCGGGCGAGGAATGAAGACAGACCTAGCTGGGTTCCCGCTGGCCACAGTCTGCACTGCTGGCTGAGTTACACTCCAGCGACCCGTCACTGTTCCGAGAGTAGAAATAGAGGGGTGTACAAGTCCCAAGCTGTCTACGAACTCGCTCAGAGTGGTCAAGAAAGTTGCTACATTGTAGTTCTCGGCCACTGTCATCAGAAGTGTAAGAGGTTCGTTGTCTGGATACTGGTCGGATAGTTCCTCCAGCACCTTTGCTGTCAGCTGCCACTGACCGTCTGGGAACTTCTTGCTCGGCTTCGTCCTCTTCGTCAACTTGACACCCGACGAAATGAGCACGTCTGCTCGCTTCGGTGAGCCCGCTACACATCCGTAGGCTTCCTCCCACAGGGCACGTGCAGACGAGAGGCGTCCACCCCATTCGTCGAGCAGCTCTGACAACCGAGTAGGGCGAGTCTGCATCCCCCGCATCCTCATGCGGGTTGAGATCGCCCGGATCTTGCACTCGTTCGGCCAAGCCTTGTGCACCCCCTTCTGGTACATCATCGGTTCCATGACCATGTGGAGCTTTCGCACGTCTCGTGCGTCACCTGCGGCGTACTCCACGAACACTGGATCATACGTGTCGATCAGCTTGAAGCCCTCACCGATCTGAGCCTTGGTCAACTTGCTCTCTGGCTTCTTGCCCAGAAGCTCCTTGAAACGGGCGTGGAGGCGGTCCTCGGCCTGTTCCAGGTATGGCCCTACATACTGGCCCACGAGCTCCTTCAAACCGTGTGGTACGGTCTCTCCGGGCCACAGTAGCTGAGCCATGGTCAGGGTGTCCACGTTCCGGTCTGTGATATCAATCCCAAAGTGCTGCATGACTGCGATGCAGTCAGCATCATTATGGCTGATGAACCTACCCTGTTCGAGAACAGTCCTAGCTACAGTTGCCTGGGAAGGATCCTGTACATCTAGGACATAGGTGTACTGGCCATTGTCAAACTGCACCGTTCGCAGCCGCCAATCAGGATCCCAGTAATCGAGGCCAGTGAACTCTGTGTCTAGGCCTAGTAGATCTGACTGGTCTAAGATGTTCTCTGCAAGATTTGGCAGCAGACCAGGACTAAAGTATGGACCAATGATCATAAGCTCTCCCTTGGCTAGGAAGTGGCGGGAGAGGGAGTCGAACCCTCGTAGTCGGCTTATGAGGCCGCGCCGGAACCACCTCCGGTCTATCCCGCATTGTGAGGCCCCGACTCAAGGTCGCTGCTTAGCTCTCCGAGCCCGATATTCCTCGGGAATCTTTGAGTACCTCGTACTACTAGACGAGCGCCTTAGCGTCGTCGAACAGGCTCAGGACTTCATCATCACTATGCCCACCCTTAGTGATACCATTGTCGTTGTATCGATAGATCCAACTGTGGTCCGTAGAGGTAGGATTCCATGTACTGCGAACCACAGGGTTCACCTGACGGTCATGGGCAACCTGTGCAAGAGCTCGGAGATCTGCTCGATGCTCAGGGTCCGTAGGGTCATACGACTCACCGTAGGTGTTATCCTCAGGATCCTGGCCAGACTTACCCGTGTAGGCCACACACAGCGCCCCGATGGGGCACAGGCAACCGTTGCCGTCTTCCAGGACACCCTCGGCGGTACGACCCCGCTCAGCCAAGATCTGCTTGGCTTCAGCAAGCTTGCTCACTTCTTGCCTCCCTTGTTGTTGACCTTCTCGGCGGCTTCGGTAACCTTCACGTTGGCCTCAAGCACTTCCTTGGCCTCTTCCACCTTCGGGTCCGGCTTCTTGTTGTCGCTCACGAACACGCCTCCATGTGATAGTCCCAATCCTTGTGGAACGGCCATTCATCGGGGCTGGCCTCAACCGTAGCCACAGCGTAAGCGATAGGCCAACTACTGTACGAAGCCACATAGCTCCATACAACATGGTTGTTCACGATGATCCGACGCTGAACGGTCCAGTACCCCATGAGCTTACGGACACGTATGTCGGGATCAGGGCAACCGACCAGTGTTGAAACTCTCGGCCTAGTCATCCCAGCCCTCTTCGACATCATACCCAAACACACGCTCTAGCTTCTCCTCAGTAACGAGATGCCAATCACCAGGGAAGTGCGTAGGCTCATGATTACGACAGAACCGGAACTCCAAATGCTCGCCTGTGTGAGCGAGATAGTACCATCCCGGCTCGAATGCAGGCTTCTCGCGGATCTCATACTTACCTGAGAGGTAGTTAACGCCTGGCTTAAGATCAGACCACTGGTCAGTGTCGTGGTAACCACAACTACGTATTTGAAGAGTCACGTCCAGTCCATCCATCCGAAGTGTCCAGTGAGCCAAACCATAGTAAGCACAAACAGGCCAATAAAGAACATGTGGAAGAACGACCACTGTGTGATAGGCTGTCCTTTCACCACACTGAGCATGTGCCACACAGCAGCAGAGAGTGTGTTCTCAGGCTTGCCTGCGGCAATCTGCCACAGCTCATAGGTGAGGAACGTACTGAACCATGCAATAAACCACACAGCCCAAAAAGTTAGGGCGAAGTGAGAGGGATGGTAACCCATCAGCCAACCGAACTCACAGTGTAAGGCTGGTAGTCGCCGTAATACGGCAGCCAATCATATTCAGGATGAGTCCACCTGCCACCCACACGAATCCACTTATCACCGTCCTTGTCGACGATCGCACTGCCATCAGGCAGTGCGTCAAACTCATCCTCGGTGAGGAACGTACCAACCCGACCTTCGAAAAGAGACTCGGTATACCGCTTCGGCTCATGGAATCGAGTGTGAGTCTCCAGGAAATCGTCATCATCAACGATGTCATTCAACTCCAGTTTACTCCAATAGCGGATATAGTGACCACCATTGTAGTTATACCAACCGGCTTCCAGCTTTGAAGACAGCTCAGTAACCACGGCGTCACCAGGATGCAGATTCAGGTGATCAAGTGCATCCTCTTCGTCAAATCCGAGGACCTCAACCTCAACACGCCACTTCTTCACTCTGACTCCTCTGGAATGTGAATGACAGTAACAGGACCATAGCTAGTTATAAGATCGTAAGAAGAATCAGTCTCTCGTTCGATCCTAGAAGCCAAACACCAAAGACCCACATCCCGCTTCTGCCAGGCGTCACCATCACCATCCAAGATAACTGAGTAGGTAGGCACTTGGTTCAGAAGCTTGACAGAATCTAAGATATCACCAACCTTAATCGGCGGCTTGATCTCGGTGATTACCGCATCCGAAGGAATGCGAACAAGGTTACCTACCAACTCAGATGGAAGGCAGGCCGACTCAAAATCAAACTCAGCGTGATACTTATTCCAGCCAGTCATTCCGACACATCCCAACCAAGGATTCGGTATTCTTCAACGATCTCACTGTATCGTGCCTTTGGCACGAAGATGGTATGGACTCGGCTCCCTGGCCGAGTCAGGCGGATCAAGTAGTAGTTCATACCTCCACCATACCGCCGCTAGCGCGGCTTGTCAAGTCCTAGGATCAAGATTCTTTACTGCCTCGCTTGGGCGGGAGTCACAATGTGACTCCTAGCTCACGAACCGGTACGGTTCGCAGGCTCGGCACGACAGGTACATCCCCCGTCCTTTGGACGGGTAAACATCCCCCGCACCACAGTGCGGGTTATAAGATCCAACTAGGAAATAGTGCTCCCTACCTCAAATCCCAGGTCAGAGACATACTCCCTGGTCAGTGAAGTAGACAAGCACCTCAAGTCATCCAACTGAGGTCGCTGCTGGACTCTCGCCCCACCCATCGGGTGCCCACGGTTAGTTCCGCATGTGAGTTGATACCACATCCGATCCAGGTTCAAACCTACTTGACACGAGCCCCTGCTCGTGCTATGGTTAGAGCATGGAGCAACTACTGCGAAGGAACTGGAGGCAGGCTCGTCGCCTAGCCTTCCGTGAAGCCAAGAAGTGGCACATTCCCAACCGTGACTGGGAGGACATCTGGCAAGACACCCTCGTCCGTGTCCTACGGTACCACAAGGACGCTCCTGCGTCAAGGGATCCCAACCTGTACTTCCTTGGTGGCGTGCGGCTTAACGCCCGCACGGTTGCCATGCGCAAAATGGGGTATCATAATGGAGACAAGAGGCCTCAGTCTCCTCAGGCCCGTGGAGAGTCTCTCACGAACCTGGCGGGTCTCTTCCAGACAGATGAAGAGGATGATGATCGCATGCTCGTTGACGAAAGGATCATGCAGACCGTGCCTTCTGCCGAAGATGCATACATGGCAACGCTCCCCAACAAGCGCGAGGTGGCTCTCAGAGAGGCCATGGAGCGCCTCCCAGAGCTTCAGCGTACGGTCCTGACCCACCAGTTCTACGAAGAGCTCAGCGTGGCTGAGAGCGCCTGCGTCCTAGGCATCTCTCGGACTCAGGTTTCACTAGCCCGCTCAGCGGGCATGAGGAAGCTACGCGATGAGATGAAGCCCAAGCGTAAGGTGGCACAGAGTGTCTAAGAACATCGTTCCGCCACACTTCAGTTATAGTTCGTTATCGAGCTACATGCAGTGTGGTAAGCGGTACTTCCTTGAGAAGATCGCTCATGTGCCGGAGCTGCCAAGTTGGTGGTTCGTTGGTGGTTCCGCTGTGCATGAATTGACGGAGCTGTACGACAGGTCGCCGGAAAAATTCCAAGAAAGTGGTCTAGACCAATTATGGTCTGATATCTTCAACCGAGAGGTTGAAGCACAGAAAACCAGGTTTACGGATGTTTCAAAGTGGCAGACTGCGGGCAAGAAGAAGGCGAATCCCGATGGTGAGGACTACCTCGCATGGATGGACCTTGGCCCGAAGTTTGTTCAGAACTACATCGACTGGCGGACTTCATCTCCCATGGAGCTCTGGCAGGATGCGGTATCTGGCTTTGATCCTTCCACTGGTGAGGTTGAGTATTCACCTGGTATTGAGCTCGCGCTTGAGTTTGAAATCGCAGACTGGAAAGCGCGCGGTTCTATTGACCGAGTGTTCTATTCGGCCGATGGCCAGGACCTCGTTGTGATTGATCTGAAGACTGGTAGTAGAATGCCAGACTCAGATCTACAGCTTGGCCTGTACGCAGTTGGCATGGAAGTGCAGTATGGTGAACGCCCGAAGTATGGGGCGTTCTACAATCTCCGACAGAATCGCATTAGCCAGATGTACGACTTGGACGACTATACAGTTGACAGTATTGGTCAATTGGGTGTGCAGTTCAAGAGAGCAGTAGAGAACAAGATATTCCTCCCTCATAAGTCGGCCCTGTGTAACTATTGTCCTGTGAATGCTGGCTGTGCCGCCTTTGGTGGCGAAGACGCCCATCTATATACCATCGAGAAGGTGTTGAATGGCTGATCATCTTTCAACGGTACAACTAGAAGTTCTAGTGTCAGCCGAATCGTCTTGTGTAAGTCGTACAAGAGATGCATCTGGTAGATGGGATTCTTGGCGCATGGACCATGACCCTAGTCGTGCAGTTACCAGTCAAATAAACGGCTTGGCGGTACTTAGATTGATTCGCGTCGAGCGGGCGGATGACGACCTTGAACTAGTAGCACTTAATCAGGGTGGCGCTAACGCCCTTGCGGAATACAGGAGAGTGTTGGATGCCTAGGGGTACGCGTGGTGTTTCCACTCAGGAACAATACGAGAAGGAATCCTTCCTTCGTTGGCGAGCTGATCGTTTTAACGATTGGCAGGACTTGCGCATTGAAGGCCACACGATGAGTTTTGCAGAGTACATTGCCGAACGTAACGCCTATCTTCAGGAGAACAAGCAATGGCCGAGGTTATCTTTCGTCTGCCCGGCAACGAGCAGTACAGCTACGCTGAAGTGAAGTTCGATGGTGACGAGTATGACCAGCTGTCTGGGGATGAGGTGCAGAGCAAGCTCTTTGCGGCCTGGGCTGACCTGAACGCCACCTTTCCGAGTGCAGGCAGCTCGAATAACAGCCCTGCTCCGGGTGGGACTGTCCAGCAGAGCAACATCCCTTCCTGCCCCCACGGACAGCGCGTAGAGAAGTCTGGTGCCAGTGCTCGCGGTCAGTGGAGGGCGTACATGTGCCCGAGCAAGGATCGGAACAACCAGTGCAAGCCCATTGATGCTGTCACCGGTCAGCCGTGGAAGTGATCATGGCTAACTCTGTTGTGGCTGACACCAACACGATCGCTCGTGCGATCGTTGCTGGTGCTCCGATCAGTGATCCTCCTGAGTGGGAGGATTGGCCCGAGATTGGTCTTGCCGACTGGGACGCTATTTGTGACCAGGTTACTCGACTGGCTAACAACTTCCATCCGCCTGAGGCGGATGTGAAGGCTGCGTACGATCGGCTGAGTGCAAGGGCGACTACGGAGGACTGATGCTGTCCCTCGCCAAGACGTTGAATCAGGAAGGAAACCGTGGAGAGGCCCTTCCTGAGCTGTTCAAGCGCTTCACAGAGAATGGCATCAAGTTCCGGCGAGGTGGCGTCTGCATGATTGCGGGTGTGCCTGGGTCATACAAGACCCAGCTCACCCTTGCTCTGGCGGATGGCTGGAAGCGACCTACTCTCTACTTCTCGAATGACAGTGATGAGACTACAGTCGCCAGCCGTCTGATCGCCCGCAGAATGCGGGTGAACACAGAGCGAATCGAAGAACAAATGCACAAGGATCCAAAATGGGCCAGTGCACAGTTGACCAATCTTGACCACATCAAATGGAACTTCAGTCCGAATCCTTCTCTTCAAGAGATTGAAGAGGAACTCCAAGCATTCATGGAGATATACGGGCAGCCACCTGAGCTCGTAGTGGTGGATGTTCTGATGAAAGTCAATTACATGGAAGACAGTGACCATGGCTCATTCACACGCATTGTAGACTTCCTGACAGGGATTGCCAGGGACTATTCTGCGTGTGTCATTCTTGTGCACCATGCAAGCGAGGCGGTTCCGGGCAATCCTGTTCCGCCTCGTTCGGCGATCATGCAGAAGATCTCTCAATTGCCAAGTCTCATTCTCAATGTGGCACCACAACCTTGGACAGGTGACCTTGCTATCTGCGCCGTGAAGAATCGGCATGGTAAACAGGATCCCTCTGGCAAAGACTATTTCACTCTGCGGGCTAACCCCGCCCAATGCTGGTTTGAGGACTTCTGATGCTTCAGGTTCGAGTTAAGCACAATGACGTTTGGGGCGAATGGGCTGACCGTTCGATAAATATCGTTCTTTGTGCCGCCGATATGACAAATAGTCGACAGTGGGAGGTTCGTGAAAAGCCCGAGTTTGAGCCGGGGTATTTCAAGGCAATTTCGTACAAATATGGTTTTGACCAGCCCCATCATCTAGTAGGATGGTTCGACTCACAAAAAGCCGTCGATGATTTCGGTTGGACGTGGAAGCGAGTTGAGGTGACTGATGTTTCCTAATTGGATGGACTTTTTTGAGTTTGATATCGATCCAGATGAACTGGCTGAGCGTATGTCTTGTACCAAACGAGATTGCAAATGGTATAAGACAGTAGATAACGCCAATCTCGGTGAAGTCCTTGAATGGGCTTACGACCATTTTCGAGATAATCATGTCTAACACAGCGATCAACAACAAGAAGTATGGGTTCAACGCCGAGAACGAGTTGCTCCAACACCTGAGGGCCAAGGGCGCGAAGGTTGAGCGACTGCATCTCACAGGCAAGGAAGATGAGGGCGATCTCATCGCCTATTTCCCCGGTCTCTATGGCTCTGACTACCTGGACTGGCCCACGATCGTTCAACTGAAGACTTTTGCAGGCCGCACAGCGGCCGGTGAGGAGCGTCCGTTGACCCCGGGTAGGGTGAAGGCCTGGCTTAAGGACTTGGACGCTCAGAAGGCCGCATACGCGGCCCACAGGGGCCTTCCTGTGAACCACACCAACGGTGTGCTCGTGGTGAAGTTCAAGGGCTCCTCTTGGGAGGATGCACTCGTCCTCAACAGCCTTGGGAGGTGGCTTGGATGATTCGAGCAGTGCTTGACCACTATGGAGTGGTAGTCGCCGATCGCCCTGTGTGGCAACGTGTACGTTGCATCGTTCACGACGATGACCATGCTAGTGCAGGTGTGATAGTGTTTGGAAATCATCCTCGTATGGTCTGCCACGTATGTGGCCGGGGCTGGACTCCTATTGAGCTCGTGATGGAGATGGAGGGTTTGGACTACGATGCTGCTAAGCAGCGAGCAGAGGAACTTGCTCGAAACTTCGGCGAACCTGTACAATCAAAGCCTGTGGAGGGTAACAGACTATCTGGAAAGCCGAGGTCTTTCTCTCGACTTCGCACTTGGTGAGAACCTTGGATACGTCGAAAACCCTCTCCCTGGCCAAGAGCAATTCAGTGGTCGACTCAGCATTCCCTATGTCACGCGAGCAGGTTGTGTCAATCTTAAATTCCGATCCATTGATGAGGGCTCAGGACCAAAATATCTCAACCTTCCAGGATTCGAAACCAATCTATATCACGTGCAGAGCTTTTTCGAAGCGCATGACTTTATGTGTGTGGCCGAAGGTGAGATTGACGCACTCTCATTGGCCTCTGTCGGTCTTCCTAGCATCGGCGTCCCTGGGGTTAAGGCGTGGAAGCCGTTTTATCGTCGTTGTTTTGACGATTACCCGATCATCTATGTCTTTTGTGACGGAGACGAACCGGGCCGAGATTTCGGTTCATTTCTGGCTAGGGAAGTCAGGGCTAGGCCGATTTACATGCCCGATGGGCAGGATGTCAATTCAATGTTGGTCAAGGAAGGACCAGAATGGCTGAGAACGAGGATCTCGATGTGACGCAGCAGTGGTACATCTCGGGGCCTATGCGGGGTGTTACTGATTTCAATTTCCCTCGGTTTCGCAAGGCAGCTGAGTACATCCGCACCTATGGTAACGACGTGTGGAGCCCTCACGAGGCCTTTGGAGGCCGTCAGGACCATCCTCTGGTGGATTACCTCAAGGAAGACCTGCCCGCTCTTCTGGAAGCCACTGACGTGGCTTTCCTGCCCGGTTGGCAGAACAGTGAGGGAAGTCGAGTCGAGTTCCTGATCGCTAAGATGTTGGGACTGACCATGCATCTGGTCTTCTTCGCTCAGAAGGAAGGCTCAGACGAATACGTCTTCGACGTGGTGGGCATGCTCGATGAGAACGTTCCTCCGGAGCTGGAAGCCAGCTCCATCGTGAGGAATGGTGAGCGGGAGACAATCTATGGCCCTCCGTTGAAGGACTTCCGCCGTACTGCTGATCAGTGGGCATCCCTTGGGATTGGCACTAGCCAGGATCCAGCGGATGTTGCACTGGCTATGACTGCACTGAAAATGTCTCGCCTTAAGGGCACCCGAGGGCACTATGACTCGATCGTGGATGCGATCGGTTACCTGATTTGCTACTCCAGGATTGTGAGAGAATCGTGAGCCTTTCGATTAAGAAAGTGCGTGGAAGTGACACGTTTGAGTTCCTTTGGAGCAACGAAGGAAAGACTATCAGTTGGTTTGTGGATGGGTCGGACGTGGAAGCGTCCACTTTGTTGGATATCGTAGACACAATTGCACCTCGTGAGGCGCTTATCCCCCCAACTATGCCTCAGTATCCGGTGGGTATGGGTATCAACCCACAACTGTTCTTTCCTCCGAATGCTCGGGATTGGAATACGGTCACGATTGAACACAATGTAGGTGCTGAGGCCGCCGATAGGGCGGCTCAGGAAGAGGAGATGCGCCTGAGGAACATGGGCTCAGCCCTTGCCACTGGGGTCGGCCTGCCTGCTGACGCAATCCCGGTAGTGGACAGTGACCGCAACGATATGGGTCCAGTGAACTGGAGTGCCTGAGTGGTTGAGTAAGTTCACCCTTCAAGCTTGTTGTGAAGACCATCTAGTTTTGTGGTGTCTTACCTGCGGAGAACAGGTGGAAGATTGGCACTATGAAACGGTGTCCATTCAAGTGCTAGGTGATTGCGTGGAAAACCATCGCGCATTCTATTGCACACGAGAGGATCGTGTATGAGTAAGCGCACTCGCACGGCACTTGTCATTTCTGATATGCAGTGCGATTTGCAGGATGACAACTACCTGAACAAGGTACTCCAGCTGGCCAAGGATCTCTGCCCAGACAAGGTGGTGTGGATTGGTGATGAGTCAGACGCCACAACGATCGGTCGTTGGGTCCAAGGTTCACCGGCAGAAGCTGAGGGCAATCTCCAAGAACAACTCGACGTCACGTACGGTTGGCAAAAGCGGTTCCGTGAGGCTACTCCTGATGCAATCCACGAAATGGCCTACAGCAACCATCTCGCTCGGTTCTCTCAATCCATCACAACCAGGTTGCCCGCGTTTCGGCACTTGCGGGCTCTCTCCATCGAGAATCTCTTTCGACTCGATGAACTTGAGATAAAGTACCGCCGGGAGATCTTCGAAGTCTTCCCGGATGTGATCGCTGGGCATGGTCACCAGTGGGGATTGACCTCGGCAAACCAGTACCAGAAAGGTACACAAGTGGTGGCCAAGACAGGGAAATCTGTGGTTGCCGGGCACACTCACCGGCCGTTGCTGACCACCGCAGCTGTTGGGTACAACTTTGATTTGAAGTCGAACTTCTATATGAACGTTGGCTGTTCCATGCGCATGGATGCGGCCGAGTACATCACCAACAAGTCTCCTGAGTGGGGTCATGGTTGTGGTGTGCTCACATGGAACAGGACACTCGACCGTACAATGCCTGAGTTGTTGGTAGCTCAGGATGGACGGTTTCGATATGAAGGGAGGGTGTACTGATGGATGAAGATGGCATTGATATCGCAGCGAATGCTGCTCACATAGCCAACTACCTTCGGAAGTCATACCCCATGGTGGAACGAGATGACATCCTCCAAGAGATCTGGGTGTGGGTGTATTCCAAGCCAGAGAAGGTAGACGAATACCAGGATGGCACAGAGCACGGCCGCAACAAGCTCTTGAAGGCTATGCGCAACTGTGGCATCCGGTTCTGTCAAGCTGAGAAGGCTCGCATCCTGGGCTATCGGCCAGAGGACAACTACTACTATGAGCTGGGACTCATTAGAGACGTGCTGGCTCTCATCTGGGATGAGGAAGCTTGGACCAGTCCGCCTACGCCAGTTGAGCAGACTCGGGTGAAGTCACGCTCCATCAGTGAGGGTAACAACTACGTGACCACCCTGGCGGACGTGAGCGGGGCTGTGAAGCTCCTGTCACTGGAAGACCAGCGTCTCCTACGGGAGCACTACTACGAAGGGCTCACAGCGGCTGAGATGGCCGAGGAACGAGGCCTCTCGGTCAGTGCCATTGACAGTCGGCTAGGCCGAGTTGTACGGAAGGTGCAACGCCACCTCGGTGGCGAACGTCCGCAAGTCCCCTGAAACAAGAAAGCCCTCCACACCATTTGGTGTGGAGGGCTTCTTTGTACTACTTATGAGGGAAACTGCCCACGATCGAAAAGACCAGATACACGAAACCTGCTAGGGCGATATCAAGCATTAGAACGGCGCTTCCTGTGAGAATGCCCAGCGATCCACGGGCTCATCCCACAGGTCGGAGTCATCCAACCCCGAGTAGTCTTCCCACGCGTCGGGCGCCTCATCGTGGAAGTCCGGCCAGACATCCTCATACTCAGCCACTTCGTGGCTCTCGCAGAGCAAGCCGTCTTCCATGGCGTCATCGTAGCAACCGTCAACGACACACTCGGTCATTACTTACCTTCCTTCACGATCGTGACGTGCTCGGAGTCTGTCAGGGCGCCGAGCCAGAGCGTCTGGACATCCCAGTCCACAGACAGCTTCACAAGCCGTCCAGTGGCATCCTGAGACCAGGCACGGATGACCGTGCCAAACTGGTCGGCGCCGTTGTAGTTGACTCGCTTGCCCTCCCATGTGGCTCGCACGTCATTGTCTGAGCGATACTCAGGATGCGAGATTCTTTGCATGGTCGAACCTTCCTAGTACCAAACCGATTCACAGTGGGGAATCTTTGATTCCCTCACAGATGAATCACAGGATGTGATTCACAGTTTGGACACAGCACAGGTGCAAGACCTGTGCCATGCTCACTCTGTGATCGGGGTCAATCGTTCACGGGGATCTCTTCGACTCCATCTCCCCAGATGTCCATCTGGAAACCGTACCGCTTGAGGTCAGTACCCGCCCAATCCGCATCCTCTCCCCATCCTCTGTGTCGCACAGGGACATGAGTGAAGCCTGCATCAAGAGCTGCCACAAGGCGGTGGTGTCCATTGGACTGTTCCTTGTCACGACGCTTGTATGCCAATGGCTGATTGACTGGCCCGCCATCACGGAAGTGCTGAACCAGCACTTTGTACGACTCATCCGCTCGCTTTTCGTTCAGTGCATGCTCGCACAGAGCGATTCCACAGATGTGACATGTGGGGAAGTCTGAACTCCTACCTTGCAAGATCTCGTCAATCGCGACGTACTCGTCAACGAGATTGGGGTTTGCGCACGGAAGATCACGACGTTCCATCGTTTCAACCATGATACTCCTTTGGTATTTGGTACCCTCGCCTGAGCGGAGGACACAAAGCCGGAACGAGTCCGGCTCCATGCTCAACGATCAGACAGCTACGGTGACAACACCTTGGTTGACCTCGGTGCGGATTTCCTTGCCGTTGGTCACGTCCCAGATGGCCAGCTCACCTCGACTCTCCGCGATAGCAAGAGCCGTGTAGAGGTCCGTCACGTTCCTGGAGATGTCAACGTACACCTTGCCCGTGTCATGGTCAGTCCAGATGCCTGCGTAGAACTCGGGGTTGTTCAGCAAAGCCTTGTTCTTCTCAAGCCACCTGTCAGTGTACGTCATCGGAAACAGCGACTGGTCATCAGTGGTCAGCACAAGAGCAGCGACTTCACCTCCCACCATGTAACCCTCAAACGGCGTGTCACCACGAAGGTTGACCGAGTAGCCGTCCGTCTCATGGGTGAACAGCGTGTTAGTGATCGTAGTGATCTCTGACGCAGTAACCATGATTCTCCTCACTCATACCTGCGCACTGCGCACAGGACACACAGCTCACAGAGTGAGCTGCATGCTCCACACTAGTACGACACGCTGTCAGCACCGTACAGCTTCACAAGGCCTGCGGCCTTGTCGTTGAGCTGATGACGCTTGCACTTCACCCACAAAACCGCTGTGGTCTTGGCAAACGGGTCGCGTGTCTTGGATGCCCAATGCAGGGTGATCTGAAACACGTTGTCTCCTTCTCTCAGTGGCCAAGTGGCCAGCACCACGAACAGTCATAGACTGCCCATGATGCAAGCGGCTCAAACACCAACAGGTTTAAAGGCCACTTGGAGACCAGACTTGGCCATGACCACCTGGTTATCAGGCACTTCGTACTCCACCACCTTGAAGCCATTACGCTCCAAGGTATCGGTCCACCCATCGAACCAGGCATCGAGTGCTTCACGAGAATCAGTGCCAGATCGATATTCGTGAGTGACCTCTTTAGGGTCAAACTCATCCTCAGGTAACACGTTATCTTCCAATAACTGCGACAACCACGTGTACCAGGGACGATGAATCCCGTCGTTGTTGTGCTGTGCCAAAAGGTCCTGTTGGTCTGAGGGGTTCACCCACTCATCCGAGTTGTACGGACCTCTACCATCAGCGTCTTCATACCTGTAAACGGTACGCATGCTATCTCCCATAAGGACCTGTGCTTGCCAGCAACAGGACGAAACACACCCAGAGGATGTGCTCCGCTCTATCTCTGATCAGACCTTGGTCTGTCTCATACAAACACACCAGGATACGGTGTACATGATGCCGAACGTCACAACGAGGTACATCAACCATGTGGAAAACCAAATGGCCAACACAAGGTTATCCATGACAGGCACACTGACCGAGTTGTCAATGAAGAAGGACGTGATCTCCATCATCATGTCCGGCTCGATCAATTCGCCTTTTCTGATCCCGCGTGGCTCAGTAACCCACCCTGGCTCAAACGGGATATGACAGGTTTCACCTGCATAGGCCACAGAACGGACCTTGCAGTATACACCCTTGGTTTGTGACAACACTTGTGCCACAGTTTCCTCCTTTCACACACTTTGTGTGAGTGCTCCGGTGCACTTTGAGTGCTGGCCAATATCGCTATCACCCCGGAGCTACAAGGCTCTAAGCCTTGATTCCAAACATGATGCCCTCATCGTGGTGCTTCTGACGGAGGGCTAGAAGACGCCTCTCAGCGTCTCGTGAGTGCCGAATGAGCAGATCCACGTCGGATGCCTCACGCAGCGCCAGGTTGGCTCCCATAGCCGTCATGGGGCGAAGCTGACCATTGGCGTCTCCGATTCTCACGATGGGCGTGGAACCAGCTTGCTTGTGGATCATCTGGCGAGGCACATCCCAGTCACTCATCGGTACAATCTGCCACTGAGGGACGCTCTCCAACAGACGCTGCCAGCGAAGCGACAGGCTCGCCACTTCTTTGGGAGCTTCCACGGAGTAGGTCGTGTGGAGGGTGGGGTTTTCACGAGGTACGAACATGGCCACTGACGCTCCCGTAGGAATGTCACCAGCCATCAGGTACCACGCCTTGCCATCCTCTTCCTCACCATCGATCTCGGTCCATGCCTCACCAGTCAGTTGGTACGCAAGCCCACGAATGATCGTGTAGCCATGTTGGCCTATGAGACCACGCCTAAAGCGCATGGGCGGCTGACTTCAGTCGTCAGCGAGGATCAGGTAACCATCATCGTCATCGGCGATGACTTCATCTTCCACATCGTATGGGGAGTGGTAAGCACACATGTCAATACCGTTGACGTTGTGTACTGCGGGAAGGTCTGTCTGGCACGTAGTGCCAGCGAAGTTCACCTCGCAGACATTCCCATACGCAGGAACGTAGGTACGGTAGTGCTTAAGCATGATCTCTCCTGTCAGTACTGGGGAATGTACATCACCAGGATGGGGAAGAACTCCTCATCCTCTTCGATATCTTCGATATCGAATTGACCTTCCCCCTGCAACGACATGATCTGACCTGCGGGGGAAATCCTCCACAGTTCGTCATTGTCTGTGGTGACGATGGTGCCAACGGGCAGTTCCCGCAGTTCATCACCACTGTTGATCAGATCACCCTGCTCATTGAGCTCACGCGTTTGTATGGCGTTGAGCTCCGTCACAGTGTAGCCATTCTCAACCAACATCATTCTCCATTCAGACACACCAGGTGTGTGTCTTCGTGCCAGTGTGCGGACTCGAACCGCAATCGTGGTCAGGCGAGGCCCGAAGACCTGTTAGCTTCGCGCTAAGCGCTCACTTGCATCTCACGTCATCCCTGTGCACTGGCGTCTTGACGATATGGCACGGCACCTGATCATGTAGTAATCGTTGCTCCGCTCACAAGCGGGAATCTCCGCCGCTTGCCTGTGATCAGCACGGCTAACACGGTGAGCGGCCTGCCGTAGCTCCCACAAGGTTCGTGGGCGGTGGTTCCGGTTCGGTGTGTTGCGGCCTGACAACGAGAACTATCCTCGCTCGGCGAGCAGTCGTCAAGTCTCGAAAAGGTAACGACTGTTCTTGCAGGTCGCAGCATGGGTTGAGACCTTGCTGTGATGTAACTTTGGTGCTGTCAGACCGTTCTGTCTGGCGTCGGTGGGAACGCAGTCGATCGCTCTCACGCGCGGACGCGCGTACACAGGTACCTGCATGTGCACATCTCGTTCACCTGTTGTGTGTGCTCACAGCACACTGATCCACATATGCATTCATCGTGTGATCACACACGTACCGATCATGTGGTTGACCTCGTGTGACATTGCTTGTGTGTATGAATAAATGTCGTCGATGAGTTGATAGTTATATACACTATAATTAATTACGTTACAGCTGTGTATTGCAATTGAATTGACGATGAATTCGATCAGAATTGATATGTTTGACCCCAGGGTTTTAAATTGTTGCGCATCGCGAGTACGTAATACACTCTAAAACTCGCGGCTAAAGTACAATTAGGCGATCTAGTACTCCACTACGCTCTGTATACCAACCTCGTGGACTTCGTCCACGGAGAGTAATATACAGTAACAGTTTGGTAACAATATAGACGGAGGCCGCTAGAAACGGCCTACCGTCGCCATAGTATCTTTTGACCTTATAAGCGAGCCGACCCTAAAAGGCTCGCGACAGTAACACTGGCTCTAGGCCAGTGAGTAGTAGTTAAATACCTTCGGCTAGGCCGAAGGATATAGTAGTATGGCGGCCCCTAGGGTGGCCGCCTAATACGATACTATCCCGAACGAGTGAGAGGAACTCGGCTAGGCCGAGTTGATCAGAACCTCGAACGAGTGAGGGATAGTAAAGGATAAACTTTTTCTAGCCGAACGGATGGACGGCGAGCATGGGCGAGCGGGACATTCCTAGTTCGGCAAAGAAAGCAAAGATTATCGAGTTGTTCGCCAAGGGGCGAACTATCAAGGACATCTGTAACGACATCGGCATATCGCCGAAGTCGTATGAGTACTACCGTCGTACTGATCTAGAGTTCAAGGAGCGGATGGATCACATCCGCGAGTTCAGGAATACTGGTGTTGTTGCACAGGCACGCAAGGGCGTGCCTAGGTTTGAAGAGTTCTCTGAGAAGTATCTCGGTGCCAAAGTCTTTTGGCACCAGCAGCAGTGGATCGATGTGCTGGAAGGCCGAGAGCCTTCCAAGCTTCATTACACACAGCGTTGGGAGAAGGGTGCTTCGCCCCAGCATTTAGTCATCAACACTCCTCCTGGCTTCGCCAAGTCTACCACCATCACCATGAACTATGTAACTTGGCGAATCGTGCAGAATCCCGACATCAAGATTCTCATCGTATCGTCCAACGCCACTAATGCCAACAAGTTCTTGTACGGTATCAAGATGCGCCTGGACTCCACTCGTGCCTTCCGAGAGCTGAAGCACGACTTCGCTCCTGTTGAAGGTTTCGATGGTGGTAACGCCATCTGGCGCAATGACATGATCTATGTCAACCAGGCCGAAGATGAGGAGACTACCGGTGAGAAAGACCCTACGGTTCAGGCTCTGGGTATCGGAAAGAAAATCTATGGTGCTCGTGCTGACCTCATCATCCTCGACGACGTGGTTGATCATTCGAACGCCCATGACTTCGAGAACCAGATCGACTGGATCCAGAATATCTTGCAGTCCCGAATCGATGCAGACGACGGTAAGATCCTGGTTGTGGGGACACGTCTTGCTACGCAGGACTTGTACGGAGAGCTTGTCAAGCCCCAGTACTATGATGGAGAAGAAGTCCCTTGGACTTACCTAAGCCAACCTGCCGTATTGGAGATGCCCGATGCTGACCCTGCCACCTGGGTTACTCTCTGGCCGCGCAGCAACCAACGTCCTCGCGGTAAGAGTTTTGAGAACTTGGAACCTGACCACGATGGACTCTTTCCCAAGTGGGGAGGAGCTCAGCTATCACGTAAGCGCCGTGGCATGTCTCCTCGGAACTGGTCTATGGTCTACCAGCAGGAGCAGGTAGCCGGAGATGCCATCTTCACCCCAGCAGCCGTCAACGGTTGCTCTGGCACTCGTAGGCCTGGGCCATTGGCACCAAGCCCTCTACGTCCTGCGGGAATGCACGGACTCACGGTTGTGTGTGGCCTTGACCCAGCTGCCGCCGGAAATACTGCTGCGGTTGCACTCGGACTGGACCGCCAGTCAGGTAGACGTTTCCTCTTGGACGTATTCAACCAGGCCAGTCTAAACTACAACCAGATCATCTCCACGATCAAGGCATGGACCTTAGAGTACGGCGTACAAGAGTGGAGGATTGAGAAGAACAATGTTCAGGCGTGGCTCACACAAGATGAAGGCCTTCTCGACTTTCTCCGTTCGAGAGGTGTTGTTGTACAACCTCACTTCACCCACGGTAATAAATGGGATGCGGATTTTGGTGTGGCCTCAATGGCTGCACTGTTCGAGGGATACGAAGATGGGCGCAATCTCATCGATCTCCCTTCCTCTAAGAACCATGCAGGAATTCAGGCTCTTCGAGAACAGCTGATCACCTGGCACCCTGAGACTAAGGGCAAGACGGATATTGTGATGGCCCTGTGGTTCGCTGAGATCCGATGCCGCGAACTGATGAATGAGGGTGGTATCCTTACCCACTGGGGTATTGACAAGTACCGTACTCAGATGCAGCAAGAGCAGATGTTCACTGTAGACATTGATGACTGGGCTGCTAGGACCTTGGTGCCCTCTCTTGGCTCTATCGAGCCTGACTGGTCTGTCTATGGTAATCACCCAACCCCCGCACAGTATCAGGAGGCCGATCCGGGATGGTAAGTCAGGATGATGGATATCCGCAGTTTCCTGTGCTTGAGTGCCAGGTTTGCGAGGAACGCTTCGAGGTTCCTCGCCATGCGGGGAAGACGCCCTCCATGGGATTGCAGATCATCATAGACTGGGAAGCCAGTGAAGAGATGATGGCCTTCCATGGCAAGAACCACTTTGACACTCTGATCCAAGAGACGGAGAGTTTCCTTGCCACACAGTGACCAAGAGACCCTGCGGAGCAGGATGGGAGGTGATGCCAAGTGTTGAGTCCTGACGACGTGGCCCATAAGGTCGAGTCTTTGAGGCGAGTCAGCCATGACCGAGACAACCGAATGCGCAATGTGCAGCAGGTTCGTAACGGAGATGTACGGTCGATCTTGCCTGGATTCTTCCCGTAGCCGGACTACTGGCCGCAGCCCATCATCGCCAATCAGATTGATGTGGTGGCCCGAGACCTATCTGAGCAGATTGGTAAGGTGCCGACTCTCACCTGTACTGCTGCTGTGAACGTCTCGAACCTTCAGAAGAAGTTCAGTGTCAAGCGTACGAAGATTGCTCACAAGTACGCAGCAGAGTCCAATCTGCCTATCAAGCTTGTGGAAGCTGCTGACTGGCTTATCACCTATGGCTTCGTTCCTGCCATCGTAGAGCCTGATTTCAAGCACGAGACTCCGCGAGTGCGGTTCGAGAACCCCATGAATGCTTACCCTGAATTTGACATCATGGGTAACTGCATCGCATATGCCAAGGTGCATGAAGAGCCTGCACATGTTCTAGCCGCCAAGTATCCTCAGTTCACTAACCAGTTGTTTGGGTCTGTTGATCCTCGTGACCACATCCGCAACGCAGAACAGATCCTCTCGCTAGTGCGATATGTGGATGCAGATCAGATGCTGGTCTTCGTTCCTGAGCGTGCAAATTTGGTAATCCACCAGGCATCCAATCCTCTTGGCCACTGTCCTGTGGTTGTGGCACAGCGATCCAAGTACGACGAGCAGACTCGTGGTGCTATGGATGACGTGATCTGGGTTCAGCTCGCCAAGGCTCGACTTGCCCTGTTCAACATGGAAGCCGTTGAGAAGGCCATTCAGGCGCCTCTGGCAATCCCGAAGGACGTGCGCAAGCTTTCCTTTGGCCCCGATGCTGTAATCCAGACAGACAGCCCTCAGGGCATCAAGCGAGTGGGTATGGAGTATCCGCCTCAGGTTGAGGCGATGATGCAGAATTACGAACAAGACTTGATGCTCGGCTCCCGATACCCTGGCACCCGAGCAGGAGCTTCACCTGGATCCATCGTTACTGGACAGGGTGTGGACGCCCTTGAAGGTGGTTTCGACTCTCAGACGATGACTTACCAGATGCTTCTTGGTTTCGCCCTGAAGAAGGCAATCAGCCTGTGCTTCCGCATGGATGAGATCCTTTGGAAGAGTGCCAAGAAGGAACTACGAGTCATGGTCAATGGCTCTCTGTTTGAAGAGACATACATCCCTTCGAAGGATATCGCCGGAGTCCACGAAGTGGAAGTCACCTACGGCTTTGCCGCAGGAATGGACCCCAACCGCGCTCTTGTGTTCCTTCTCCAGATGATGTCCGCCAATCTTGTTGACCGAGACTTCGTTCTCCAGCAGATGCCTTTCGATCTGGATACTCTCCAGACTCTTCAGAGAGTCGATATCGAGAAACTTGAGGATGCCCTTAAGCAGGGTATCTTCTCCATGATGACTGCAATCGGTGTCATGACCCAACAGGGCCAAGACCCCACTCAGCTCATACAACAGGTCGCCAAGATTATTGACCAACGTGAAAAGGGCAAGACTCTCACAGAGTCTGTTCTATTCGCCTTTAAGCAACCCACCGCCCAGCAAAACCCCCAGGCTGCACAGCCGCCTGGTAGCGAATCCCCGAGTGGTCCTGGTGGTGGGCAACTCCAACAGGCAATGATGGGTGGTAACCCACTACAGCCTGGTGTGGCCCCGGGTCAGATGGCTCCGGGTGGTAGGCCAGATCTAATGAACATGCTCGCTGGCCTTACTGGTCAGGGACAACCCAATCTGCAAGCTAACTTGCAGAGCCGTCAACCGGTAGGACCATAACATGACCGCATGTATTAATTGTGGCCACGATCCGGAGAACTTCCTTTGTAAGTTCTGTGGTGAGGCCAACCAGACTCTTGCCAAGTTCGGTGAGAAGCTTCTGACGATCTGTTGCCACAAGGATCCGTTCGAGAAGACCCCCGAGACTCCACAGGAGTCTCCTGTTGTCGAGACCACGGAGGGAGGTAAGTGATGGGTGCTTTCCTTGGCAATATCGACTTCGGTCAGGCTGAGCCGCCGACTCCCGAGAACCAGGGCAACATGGGTCCTCGTTTCGTGCAGCAGCCGATGGGTTCCGAGGCTCCGGCCACTGGTTTCGTTGAGGCGCCTGATGAGGTCACGGATCTGAGGATCCGTGGTTATCGTGCGGCTCCGATCGGAGGCAGCGCTGCTCCGGGTGTTCCGAACAGTGATGGCAATTCCACCGAGAAGTCTCAGGCTTCCGGTCCGACGTACTGATAAGGAGATATCATGGGCGACGAGTTTGAGACTGACGTTGAGGACAACGAGTCCGTGATGTCC